AAGTTGGGCGATACCGTGATGTCGCCAGCGCCGCCGGCAGAATCAGCGGTGACCACGAACTGAGCTTTCTTGCCCAGGTCGTCCTTGGTCAGGCTGTTAACCTGGTTGACGGAAGCGATCTCGATAACATCGCCTTCTTTAAACGTGCCGGTGCCGGTCTTGACGGTGAGCGTCCCGGTGCCCTCTGTCGGCGCACTGGTGACAACGTAGTTGCCATCGTAGGAGCCGCAGGTATGGCTGGGAATGTTCTGGCTCATGCCGAAGTTGAAACCCAACTGGGGCATGGAAAGGATGCCGTCGTCGAAGTTCTTCGACAGGGGTCTGGCGTTGTTGAACAGAGCCGAGAGACTCGAAACCGCGTCGGCCATGCCGGCGGGATTCAGAATCATGTAACGGTCCATCGTCCGAGGACATGAACCCTCATCCAGGCGAGCGCCTGCATTCAGGATGTCGTCCTTGTCAAGGGCCGTTGTCGGCAGGACTACAGTCTGGTTGACTTCTTTGTAAGCCAGCTTAAGGATGTAGTTGTCAATGTACGCCGCCAGGGTCGCCATCGCGGGTTCAATCTTGTTCTTGGAAAACTGGCCCATGACCTGGTCCTGTGTCAGCTCAGCGCTGGAATACTTCATATCCACGCCACGCTGTATTGACCTGGAAATGGTCACATACTTTTCCTCGACGTCCTGAACGTCGATAGTTTTCCCGGTCCTCACAGAGAATTCCTGCGGAACCTGAATACGGATATCCGACCCGGCTTTCGCGCCGTGGGACGAATAGCTGTCATCGTAACGCGCCGTAAGGGCGTTGACGAAAACAGAGTTGTTTCTGAGTGTGCGGTGCGCTTCCTTCATGATTAGGTCATGCACCAAGTTTGTATTAGCCATTATTATGACCTCCAAAAATGGTTAAACTGTGACCGTCTTAGCTATCGAAGCGCTAAAAAGCGAAGGGTATCGTAAATTCGATAAAAGACTATGTTTTGCTAGATTTCTCCAGCGTTTCTTCTTTTATTGTACTCAGCCTGGGACATCGTTGCGACGTCTTTCGGCGCACCCCTGCCACTCGTTTCGGATTCAACAGGCGCCGGCGCACGGGTGAATTTCTTTTCCGGCTTCCTGCTCAATTTGGCTTCCAGCTTGCCCAGCTCCCGGGCAGCAGCCATGGGCTGCATTGCGGCTATCCTTTCGGCCTCGTCCAGGTCTTTACCCAGGTACGTTACCAGTTTGGTGCCGATGTCGGAAGTGGTAATGGCTTGCGCCAATGCTGTATTTCCGTAAGCCCGGCAAATTTTACCGACCTTAAATTCGCTCACTTCAAAATTCTCGTCCTGCTCCATGGCCTTGGCTTTCGCCACGTCCCAGCGGGCCAGCGCTTCCTGCTGCTGCTGCTGTGCCGTCTGCCTGTCGGCCGCGGCCTTGGCTTCCTGCTGAGCTTTCAGCTCAGCTTTCTTTTCGTAATACGCTTCGACGTCGGCATGATACTTTTCGTCGTCGTCGTACTGCGCCGGGTCCGGTCGCTTCGACTCGTTGACCTCGGTTTTCAACTTTTCCAGTCTGTCAGCCTCTTCCTTGGCCCTGCGCTCGGCTTCCCTCATCTCCCATGTGCGGGTCTTGAGGTCTTGCAGCCTGGCGTCCAGGCTCTTACGCTTCGGCTTCGGCTGTTCTTCCTCGGCTGCCGGCTTCTCGGCGTCGTCCTGCCCTTCTTCGGGCTTTTCGGCGTCGTCCTGGGCCTCTTCGGCCTGCTGCTGTCCTTCCTGCGGCGTTTCGTCGCCGAGGATGTCTTTCAGCTCGTCCTGCGGTTCGCCCACAGCCTGGTTTTCTTGATTCTCACTCATTCTCACTCACTCCTTGTACTGTTGCGACTTTCTTGAAAAGTTTTCCAATAGTCGGCAGCTATGCGCCGGGTATCCTGGGCCTGCTGCGCCGTGGCCTTGATATGTTCCACGGCAATCTTGCCCTCCTGGTTAATCCGAGCAACCTCGATGTCCTTCGCGATTTCCTTGCCGTTGTCTTCCAGCTCTTTCATCGCCTCTTCCAGCTTAGCGGTAAGCACCTGGATGATTTGTTCGTCCTGCTGCAACCGCTGGACAGCCTGCTGCAACTGCATTTGCATTTGCTTCTCGCCGCCCTTCTCTTCGAGGATTTCCGGCGGGATAGTCCGTTTCAAGCGCTCGGAAATTTCCTGCGCCCCGGGAGAATCCATATTCTTGACAAGCAAATCGTAAATCAGCGGCGTAACCTGCGGCGCGGCGCGGATGAGTTCCAGCATGAACTCCATGGACTCCTGCCGTTTAGTGTCGTGGCTCTGGCCCATGGTCACAGTAACATCGAATTCCCCATCACCAAGCAGGACGTCTTCGCCGTCCTCGTCGGGTGCGTTGATTCTCAATTCCTTCTCGTCCATTTCCTCGCCCAGAATCTTTACAATCCGGTCAGTATCGTAATAAACCGGCAGCCAATCCTGGATAATCCGGCCAACATGGGTAATCGTAATTCGCATATTGTCCAGGTAATGCAAATTCGCAATGTCGGCGCCGCGTTTTAACTCTTTGAGAGCAATTCCGCTGCGCTCCGGTCCCATCATGCCGAGACTGGGCATATCAATAGACGCGATAGAGCGCATATCGTCGAGATAGCCCTGTTTTGCGTTGATAAGCCCGGCGTCGATGCCGATAGGCGGCTGCCGTTGCGGCGGGGGAGCCAAATGTTGGCCCACGGTGACCGGTTTATAAGGCAAAACCGGTTTGTTCGAGATGTTGGCCTCGGCCCATTCCTTTTCCAGCCCGGCAATCTGCCCCTCGGCAGCGATAAACGGCACTTTCGGGGAGAGCGAAAGGCGTTTAGCCTCTTGACTGGCGGCGTAATTGTACAGCATGGCCGAGTCTTTGAGCTTTCGGACCATTGAATAAATATTGCAGACGCCGTCCACCTCCTGCTCGGTGCCCACCATGGCCACGATGGGAATCCAGCGGCCTGGAATATGCCGACGATCGAGTATCTGAGCCGTTGTCAGTTTGTACCACATGATGTAAGGTTCCCGGACCTCCCGGGTTTTTACAATCTGGGAACGGACCAGCTCTTTTTCCCCGTCGGTCAGCTCGTCCAGCTCATCGGTATAGCCCCGGCGACCGTCTTCGAGCATGAACAGCGTGCGCTTTTTAACCCAGGTGCAGTAGAACTGAGCGACGGTTACGTCGTCTTTGCCAATCCACTTACCGTCACCCTCGGCGAACCAATGCGCGTCCGAGGCGTCCGGGTATTTAGCTTTGAAAACCTCGCGGGGCATATCGGAGAGGATGAAACCGTATTTAGCATCGCGGTAGTCCCGCTTGGAGCGGCCCCGGTCCATGTAGACACGAAACGGGTCGTCGATGTTATCGACAACAATTTCCTGATCGAAAGAGTTATCGGAAACATACTGCGTTGTAATGTGAATAAAGCCTCGACCGGACTTGGTCGAGGCTTCGTCGAAAATTTCTTGATAAGCATCTACGGCGCTACTCGCGTACTGTATCGCCCGGGTCAGACCCTGCCGGCGCTCCGCATACTTTATCCTCTTTTCTTCGACCTCTTCACTGTCTGCGCCCTTAGCGCTGACCTTGATTGCCGGCTTGGACTGCCGGAAGCCGTTCCGAATATGGTTCAGGAACTGGTCCATGCGTGGGACGTTCAGACTGGGCATATCGTCCTGTTGCCTGGCCAGCACGTCGGATTCGTTCCAGACCTTACCGTTCTCGAACTGCACGTCGTCGCGCATTTCGCGGCGCGTTACGGCCTCATAGTCCTGTATTTCTTTAAAAAGCGCGTAGGCATCCTGGATAATTTCCTCATCCGGGATAGATTTCGAATATTCGCGAGAACCGTCCATTATAACCCATTGTATATTTTATTTTTGCGCCGCGCAACCATTTTCTAACGCCAACCACTCCCAGCACTTGCGCGATAGTACTGATCCAGCTTCTTAGCGGGCTCGCTGCCGTCGCCCGGTGCCTCAAACCCAACTTCATGCAAACCGGCGTAAGCTATTCTGAGAGTGTCACTTGCCTCTTTGTACTTCTCCGCCTCCCTGGGCTCACCGCGCTTTGTACTGTCAATTTCTTCCAACCGGTGATTCTGCAGGCTGAGTATCGTATTTTTGCAGCTGGGATCCACGCTAAAAGTGGGTTCGTTAAATTTGTTGATTGGCTGGTGCTTGTTCCACAGCATGTCCTCGTTTATCACCTGGCGCTGGGCATCCATCAATTTTTCCGATGGCGTGTCGAACTTCAGTCCGCCGTTTTCTTCCCGGGCGAACAGCTCGACCATGCCGACGGTCGCCGTTGACCAGGACCAGGCCCCGGCGCCCTTGGCGTATCGGCTGTCGATGAACCGCCGCTTGACTTTGATTCCGTACTCTGTTCCATCGCGGCCATATATCTCCCGCGCAATATCAGCCAAAGAGCCCTTGTACAAGAGCTTTTTCCGCAGTTCATGATACGGACCTCCCAAAATTTCGGTTGTCGGCCACTCAGCGTAAACGTGCCGGTAAAAGTCCTCCGGCCAATTGCCCCGGGAGTTCTTCGGGATAACCGCCAGCCACTGGCAGAAAGGATAGTAATGCGAATGCGGGTCCATGGTCATGTAACACGCCGCCTCCTTCGCCATCCTGGCCCGGTCAAATGTTTTGATATGGACGTCATTCTTGAAATTCGGCCATATCTTTTGGCCGGCGCCAACCGGTTCGCCGAGCCATTTGTGCCGATATAGCATACGGTCGGTTTCCTTGTCGTACTCCATTTCGGCCCGTAAAACCTCGGGGAAGTACGGGTTATCGTCAAAATTGACCTGTTGGACGATAGCATCCGGCGGCGTCGTGGCCACAAAACGCGAATAGATGAAATCATCCGGGTATTTTGGGTTGAAACTTATCCAGATTTCGCTCCCAGGCGCCCGTATCGTGGGCGTCAGTTGATTAAACGACTCTTCGGATACGTTATGAGCCTCCTCAATCCAGGCGCCGTCTAAACGCTCCATAGAGCGTATGGCGTCGACGTTGCGGAATAACCCTTTGAAGATGAACTCGCTGCCATTTTTACAGCGGATTGACGTCTTGTCAATCTGCCAAAGACTTTCCAGGCCCAAAGCATAAATCTGGTCCTGGATGAGCTTGTGAACTGATTCCTCGATGGAATTTTGTATTTCCCGGCAGCACAGCCAGCGCTGCGGGCTTTCGGTCAGCCGAAGAATAAGCTGCCTGGCGAAGGACCACGATTTCGATGAACCCCGGCCACCATGAGCGACTTTGTATCGCGCTTTCTTGCGCAAGAATTTAAAAACTGAAGGGATTTTAGCAACGACTTTCACGCTGCCACTTTCTCAGCTCTCGTTCGAGAAACCGGTTGAACTGCCTCCGGCCCATGCGCTTCTTGAGCCCGATGCGCTTGAGTTCCAGGGTTTTAGCCTGAACTGCTTCGCGCTGGGCCTCAGTGAGATCAGCCATCCTTCTTTTTCTTCGGTTCCACGTATTCGATTTTCAAACTGTCGGGAAAACTGACGGTCGTATCGACCTCTTGCTTGTCCTTCTGCCCCAGATGCTGCTTGCCCAGCCATATGAGCAGAGCCGGGTTTCCCGCAAGTGCTGTTTGCGCTTGAGCTTCGGACAACCGCATCTTGAAATCGGAGCGTCCTTTTTCGTAGGCCCGCCAAAACTCTGACTTTTCTTTCTTCGCCATTTCGCGCTCAATTGTCCGAACGCCGCATTCAAAATAGGCCGCCATTGTCTCATGAGTCGCACGAAAACGTCCGAAAACGTCCGCAATAGTCGTGTCCAGTTTCTTTCTTGGTCTACCGCCTGGCATACTACTAGCCTATATATTT